TTCAACTCGATTGCCGACGCATTTGTAGTTGGTGGCGATAGTATCACTCCAACAAACTATAGTGCGTTGAGAGTTGATACAAGAACTGTTGCGATTACTGAAGCTGGTAGAGGAAATAACCTAGGTAGAATTGGTATTAATACCGATGAAACTATCGCTGATAAGCAACTTAACAGAGCACTTGTTGTTGTTGGTGACGCTAGATTTACAGAGGATGTAAGGTTCCAAAGAGATATTGAAGTTCATGGTAATGGATCGATCTCAAGTTCTGTTGCTGAAATTAGAACTAATATTGGAGTAGGTACATTTAATCTTGTAACTGATAGTTCATTCGTTGGTACTCTGAATATTGGTAACAAGGTAGAAAATATCTATATTGGTGATACTACAACTGAAGACCAGTTTATTGTTATTGGTAGTGATAGTCTTCACAGCAATATTTCACTTGGCGTAACTCCAGATGCTCGTCCTAGTGATAATGCTCTTACGATTAGTAAGGTTGAGATTGGTGGTGCTTATCTTAATAATGAATCACAATCATTCACTAGAATTAAAACCAAATCATTTAAAGTTGATGGTGATTTCCAACTTGGAGCAAGAAGAACAATTAGTGATACTGTTCGTCTTTCAACTACTGCTGGAACAGTTAGCTTCTTCTCGGATTCTGGATCTGCTTCTACTGTAAACTTTGCTTTAAATGCTTCTGAGATTAACATCGCAGGTCAGGGTGGTACCACAACAATCAACAACCAACTGGAAGTTGTTGCTTCTGCTAAGTTTAATGGCGATGTTGTAATTTGTGGTGGTGTTGCTTCATTCTCATTTGTTGGATCTAGAGGACAACTTGGGTCAACAATTTCTGCTCATGATGATGGAATTATTAATGAGACCACATTCAACAAGAATATTGATATTGTAAATGTTCTTGTTAAGAGTAATACTGATGAAGGATATAATGAAGTAGATACTGCTGGTAGCGGTTCATGGGGAGGCATTACCTTTCAAGCTCCTATATTGAATATTGGTGGAACACCAGTCGTTGAACCTCAAGATCTACCAGCACTAACTGGAAATCAGTATTATCTACCACTATTGAATGCTCCATTAAAATTGAATGGAGAACCATATTTTGTAGAAAATGATTACATCATTATCAATAGTGCTACTGCTGGTTCAACTCATCCAGAAATTCTTCAGATTGTAGAGTTGACCAGAATTAATGTTGCTCCTTATTACATTAAAGTAAGGCGTCAACCACTCGGAACATTTACTGCTATCAAGACAAATCATCCTGATAGAACCCCAATTTACAAAGTTAATGTTCAGTTTGATTCTACTTGGACAGAACAATCTCTTGATAATACTGGACCAACTGATAATGTTTATCTTGCTGAATTTGGTGGAGCACTAACCAATAATGATTATGTTATTGTTGATAGAACTGATACCAACAGCGATGGAATATTTGATCAGGGTGAGGTAATTAAAGTTGTTACTCCTTTATCACAAGAGGTACAGAAATTTAGAGTTTCGAGTGATTGTTCTAGCGATCAGAATGATGTTTTCGTCGTCAATTCCGTAACTGGTGAAGTTCTAATTGGAAATCCAGCAGTTGCTGGATCGCAACTAACCCTAAATTCCACACTTCAATTAAATGGTGGTTGTGGCACTCTCAGTAAAATTCAATTTACTGCTACTGCTACTGCTAGTTCACCTACACTAACCGGAGTTGTTGTAACTAGTGCTGGAAAAACAATCAACGATATTCGAATTGGCGATTACATTCACAATATTACAAATCAATCTCCAATTGAATTTGATAAAGATACTAAGATTGTTGGAATTAATCCTTCTTCAAATGAGATATATCTAAGTTCGCCATCTCTCGGATTTTCTTCTGTATCAGCAACATTTGAAGCAAGAAGAAATGAAAAATTAACCATCACTAACGGTCAAGGTATCACTACATTTGAAGTAGATACATGTACTGGAACAACTCATATCGGATCTCAATATGGTAGAATTGAAATTGAATATGCTATTTCTGGAAATAATACTTCTCTAATAACTACATCATCTATTGTAACTGCTTTTGATACTGGAGTTATTAAGAAAGCATATGGATATTGGTATGATCCACAAATTGCTGCAGAAGGTGGTCCAGATACAACAGTAAGAGCAGCTGCTACAGGATCTGCGGGTCAAGTTCAAGTTCCAGTTCAAACACTTGGAGTTGGTACAGGTGAGTTTTATATTAATGATCTCGTCTTTATTGGAACTCCATCTGCTGCTTCTACTGGAGTTGGAAACTTTGTGATCGGTAAGATCGTTCAGGTTATTACAGATCCAACAAACCCAACAATTGTTATTTCTGCTCCTGGTGATGGTATCGATACAAGTATTCCATTTGTTCCTGGTAACTCTGTATTTGCTGTTGGTAATGTTGTTAGAAGAGTTATCAAGCATAATGAATTTGCAAACATTATAGACGTTGAAATGAGAACCAGAGTTATTTCTGGATCTTCAACTCAATATTGTTCGATTATTCTAGATAAAGGTTATATCGTTCAGCAAAAACTAGACTACCAGGGATGGATTGCTCTTGCTGATGATAGTGGAGCACAAATGTGGGCTTCTGTTGAAGGAAGACTGCAGGGTGTCGTTCATGAAGCATCGATGAACGAACAGAGAACTGACGGTGCTATTCCATATAGAAGTGGAAGACTTGAAGTTGCTGATAATGTTAAGTTAATTGGTGGAAGTTTCGAAATTTATGATTCTGTAAATCAGACAAGACTATTTGGATTTGTTAATGATGATGGTCACGCAGATCACCAAGGACTACTCATTTGGGATGCTGGTGTCGTTGCTCGTGGAGACTTCTTCTTGTTCAGCGGTCAAGACCCAGAAAACGTAATTACTGATCCATACTCGGTTGTACCAACGTTCTCTGTTGATAACCTTGGAAATGTAACAACTAAGACAACTCTTACAGTTAGTGGGGTTGCTAGAGCAAATCCTTCTACTTCACTTAAGCAGTTCTCTGTTGAAAATCTTGGAAATAATGGTTCTAGAGAATTCTCTGTAAAACAAGACGGATCGATTAATAGCTTTGGACTTGACAATTTCTATACTTCTAGCGGAGCAAGACATACAAGATATATTTCTGCTTCATCTCCAGAAGAAGATTTGACTCTAATTCCAAATATCATGTATATGGTTAATGTACAAGCATCACAAACGCTCGTTCTTACTTTACCAACATCTCCAGTAACCGGAGATGTTGTGAGAATTGTTGAAGTTGGAGGAAATCTAAACTTTAATACCTCACTTGTATTGAGAACTGCTGAAAGTTCTGGTGTTCGTATTCAGGGAGATGCTACTGGAACTTTACTTGGAGGAAGATTAACACCATATCCTTCCGGTGAACTTGTAGTACAAACAGCAAATGCTGCTTTCGGACTAATTTATCTTGGAGGTACCGATAGTAACGGACAGGTTGGTATACCAACTGCCGTCCAAGGATGGTGGTTAATGGAGGTTTGATCGATGGCAAGTTATAACAGGATAAGAGCCTCCAAGGCAGTTTCAATTGGAACAATTATGCCTTGGACCGGATCTTCTTCATCATCAAGTTTAACAGATGCTGGTATTCCAAAAGGATGGATTGTTTGCAGAGGACAAACTTTGAGAGCATTAGATTATCCTCTTCTTGCCAGACTTTTGGGAAATACTTATGGTCCTTTCCCAGAACCAGGAGGCCCTTTTATTGGAATTACTAACAATTATCCTCTTTATGATGAAAATGATGTATTTAATCTGCCCAATTTGAATAATGTCTCTTTGGTTGACTTGGAAGGATCTAGGTTAGCGCCAAGTGATCTGGCAAAAGTTGGAACATACATCACAGAAAATGGATCTGATGCTGCTCCCTTGACAAATATTGTTTCTTATGTTGATGTTAACTTTTCTATTGAATCAGATTCTCAGTTAGCAGGTAAAATTACTGGTATCACAATTCAAGATCCAGCATATTTTGACACGATGAGAACAATTCCAAGAAAACTTGGAGTTGATCATACACCTTCCCACTCTCATGCACAACCAGCTGGTAGTCCTTATCCATCTACTTCTGTTGGTGGTGGATATGTTGCTTTGTTTGAAGCTGGTAATTTTGATACACAAGACGCAGAATTTCAGACTGTAAGTTCTGTTGCTGTAAATCCTAATGAGGCGACAGCAGATAGATTTAATCCCGGAACAGCAGAAGTTACTTGGTATGATGAATCTGGTGTCACTCTCCCTGTTATGGATAGATTTCATGACTTTACAGGTGCTTCTGCTGTTGTTCCTGTAATCCCAGGAGCAGCTAGAAATATTCCTTCATATGGAAATACTTTGGATTATTCTGATCCAAATACTTGTATCATTAACGTACAGCAACCAGCAGTTACTGCACCGTTTCCTCCTGCTGGTGTCTATCAAGGATTAAGAAATCATTATGCTTCTACTGATGTTCCAAGTGAACCAGCGGATCGTAGAGGACAAAATGCTACTAAACCATATCCGGTAACTCTAAATCATAACGCTGATACATGGAATTCAGAGGCGCTTGCTTCTCACAATCATTTCACCGTTGATATATCGATGAATAGAGGGCAGATGCGTCTCCCCGGAACAATCCTCATAAATAATATGACTACCGGAACAATCTCGCCAGTTAGTGTTGATAAAGCTTTGAGCGTTCAGATTAATCCAAATACTCCTTCTCTTACTACTCTTGTTATAATGAGGGCATTCTAATGGCAGTATTTTATAACAGAGAAAAATCGAAGATAGGAACACTAACAGGAACAATTATAAATTGGTCTAAACAGTTGTCTTCGAATGATCCTTCTGATAGACAAACTGTTGATGATCTTCCCTCGGGATATTTAAGATGTGATGGGTCTGTATATTCTGCGGAAGTATTTCCTCAACTGGCAGAAATCCTGGGAACTGGAACAGATTCGAGATATAGAAAACCAAATGTAACGTTACTTCCTAATCAATTTCAAGTACCTGATTTTGGATCAAAAAAATTGAGAGCATCAAGCGGTGCTAACCTTGGTGATTATATTGATCTTTTTATTCAAGACGATAACGATGTTGAGATTACAAAATCTGGTGTTGGACTGGAAGTACAGAGTAACATCGGAACTACATATGAAATCCAATATCAAGGTGATTTCTTCTTACCAGCTCAACAGATAGAAATTACGGGACAACCTGGATTTACTCGTTCTACTGGAAATTATACTGAAAACTCTGATGTTTTATCAAATGGTTTTCTACCACACGCACACTTCCATGATGGAACAAGAACTAGAGTAAGAGCTCCATCTGGAAATGAATTTTCTCCTTTTGGAAGAAACTCTTATACTAGAAAATCAACTTTATGTGTCTTGAATTGGGCGAATAATACCAGACAAGACTTATGTTATTATCAAGCGACAAGGAATTTTGCTGCTGAGAGTGCTCTTCCACCATATGAATCTAACGGTTTTTGTGAAAGAGTAATTTACGGTGGATGTGTTGCCGGTGGTTGTGGATTTTTGGCATCAAGTGAATGTTTAATACCATCAGGTTATACTTGTAACTTCCCTATGCACAGCGGAAATAATGGTGGTTGCCAAGGTGGAGGTGTTGCAAACTCTTCTACTTGTGGAAATATAAATTATAGTGGAACTTACGCGCAGAGATGTAGTGGAATTCAATTTCCTGGATGTTCGGTTGGAGGATTGCTTGGCAGAAACCTATCAGGACAGGTACAATTACAACCAAACTATACAGATTTGAACGTTCCATTTGATGCTAATATCGATAGTAATCGTGACACATATGCTGCTGTGAATAATGTCATCAACCAAACTACAGCATTTGGTAACGATGGAACTCACCGTCACTTTATTAACTTCAACGCTCAACCACATACATATGTTGTGAACACTAGACCAACCTTCATTCCTTCTGCTCCCCTGGTATCGACAATTTCTGTTGAAGTAAACACAGAGAATAAAGCAGATCAGTTTATTCAGCCATACATCGTCCAAGAGTTTCTAATAAAATACTAAATGACTGTCTCATATAGAAATAAACTATCCAATTATATGAGTGATGCTAATGGGAAACATGCTCCCATAGGATCTATCGTGACATCTCTTGTTGATGTTAATTCTGATAACGGTGTTAGATCACCTGAATATTCTTATAAAGGATATCTTTATTGTGATGGAAGGGAACTTTTAATTCGAGATTATCCTCAACTATATGCTGCTGTAAGAAATACATATGGTGGTAATACTCAAGTAACAAAAACTCAATCTTCAAATCCTGGTGGAATACGAAGAAGTTATTGGATTAACAATAAGTTATTTTTTAATCTATACTATGATCCAGCGGTAAATTCTACTGTAAAGTTGCCATATCCATATGGAACTAATTTTAGGATTACAACAGCAGGAACTGGTCGTGGTTCTTTTCCTGATGGCATATTTGCTCTCAATACTTTTTATTCTTTAGTTGCTCCTACTGAAAATGTATCAGCATTTCTTCCTCTAGATGGAACTGCTTTTGCTTATGAGGTACAATTTCCATCATCTGTAAATCCAGCAACTTTAGATCAAGTTGGAACAACTTTAAATTTCACTCAAGGCGGAGTGATACATCCAAATATAATTTTTGCCAAACAGTTTAACTTGAGAGATTATCCGTATAATGTTGGAAATTTCAGATTGCCAGATTATAGAGATAGAGTTATTGTAGGATATGGGGCTGTGGATGGACTTGGATCTCCAACAGTAGAAAATGCACTTGTAAATGCTGTAGGTCAAAAGGGTGGAATATGGTTTATTAGTAAAAATAATCTTCTAGACGGTGGAGTATTTTTTACTGTTGGTAATGTTAAAACTAGAGGGTATACGAATATTGCTGCTGACATCAGTAGTTTTTTGACCGGGAACGTTCAATTTACTTTTGGACCTCTAGATGATTATATTTTTTCTAGACCTGTAGAACACTTTCATTATCTTCTTTCTTCGGAACCTAATGAATCTTTCCTTGTTGAATTTTCTGGTGTTCCTGCAGATCAGTATGCTGTTGCTTATAATAAGACACGAGCAAATGTTGTCCCATTCGAACCAGCAAATCCCGGTGGACTTCCTTTAGGTCACGCTCATGGTCTTGTTGGATATTCTTTAAATGATCCCAAACTTTCTACTATTGGTAATAGTGCTGGTATTGGAGATACTGATGTTAATGGAAATTATCGAGTTACATCAAGTCCTGCTGTTTCTGTAACGTCTATTACATATGATGCTGGAAATAATGTGTGTATTGTTACTACAGCAACAAATCATAATCTGTCTGCTG